TGTTGCCTCCTTGAGATGCCAGTCGATATGCGAATCCAACTTACTATCAATTCGCTCTACATTTCCACCGACTGACCGCAGGATTTCCATGACGTTTGCATGGTCGTTCGTGTTTTCTTTACGCACCTTCAGCAGAAGCGTAGTGACAATACCGCCAACCGCTGTAACGAGAGCTGCGATGACGACACCCCAATCCACATCAAGCCCCAGCCTTTGAAGCCAACCAAGCCTTCACACGTTCCGGCTTGTTATCGCCAGCAACATAACGCAGATGCCAAGGTTCCTGAGGGACAACCTCCCACGAAAACCCAAACGACACAGCATTCTTCTTCAACCACTCAAGCCGTTTACCGTTGGCATTCGCAATATCAATGGCGATGCCGAGGTTATGCTTCGATAAGCCAGGTGTCGCCAAGGGAGCCATGCCCTTCTTGAGATACCATGCTTGACCTTTGTAGACCTTCGGCTTCACACCAGCAATCACCTCAGTCGTATGGCGTTGATAGAACCCATACTCCTGTGTCTCAAGACTGCGATATGTGTCCGCTTGGCTACTGGGAGACAGGTCAATCCCTTCAGCGTTCGCAGCAGCATCCATCGCCTCATACGCATCCGCAGCGCAATGATGAAGTTTCCCTTTGCCCTCAATCGCACGAAGCAACTTCGGTGGCAATTTGCCTGGCACAGCCTTCTTCAAACATGAACACAGCACAACAGGGATGATCGGCAGGTCACCCTGCTTCTTCTTAGAGGCCATTACTTAGCCTTGCCGAACGCTTCAGCGATTTCCTCTTTGGTGAGAACACCATCAGAAGACCATGCACGAAGCAACGATTCAGTCACTTTGGCTGCTGCCACGATGCCAGCAATCGCTGCTGCCTTCCACAGTTGCACGTCAAGTACTGCACCACCGGCAACAGCAGCCAAAGCTGATGAACCGAATACTGCAACGATACGAAGGATGAGGGTCTTGAGGGTTTCCATTAGTTGTCCTTATTGGTTAGTGCGCCGATGAAGTGAAGAACGAGAGCTGCGATAGTTAGCCAGATCACGATCTTTTGTAGCCCACCAGAGAGCGTCAGGATGGTGGTGATTGATGCTGCGATTGTCCATATCAGCGCATGGAACTCACCCCAAAACTTCATCACTTAATCCTTCGACTCGGTGCAGGGGCTACGGTCAAGAATACAGCACCTAACGCAATCAACGCACGACGAGTGCTGACTGGCACCGTTGAGTTGAGTGGAACATAGTTGTCTGCGAAACCTTGAAAGATATTCAGTACCGCCTCGAATGCTTTGCGTACCGAGTTCGGTGCCTCCTGCACCGCTTCGACTACCGCTTCGGCTTCGTCTGGGCTGAGTTCGGTTGGGGTGATTTGGGTGAAGAGTTGTTCGGCTTGGGTGGGGGTGATGTGGTTGAGTATGGCTGGGCTGGTGATGAGGAGGGTGGCTTGGCTGGTGTCTAGGTCTTTGGTTAGGACTTCATCCACGATGGCTTCTATGGCCTCTGTGGAGGCTTCTGAGAGGGCTTCTAGGGTGTCAAGCAGTTCTGTTTGGGTGAGGGGTTCAGGCTCGTCTGTGGGGGCTTGTAGCGTTGTGGTCACATCAGGTTGAGTTGTGGTCACGGGAGGGACGGTTGATGTCGTTGTTGGTGGATTTGTTGAAGTTGTGCTGGTTGTTTCTGCTGGAGGCTTCGCCGTTGTGGTGGGGGCTGGTTCTGGTTCCGTTGTGGTGGTTGTCGTTGTTTCGGGAACAGTAGAAGTTGTTACCGGTGGAACATAAACCGTCGTAGTCGTTGTTGGTTGTACAGTCGTTGAAGTACTTGTCGTCGTTGAACTAGTTGAGGTAACCGGTGAAACTGTTTCTTGGATTGTTGTTGACGTTTGTGGTGGTTCCGTTGTGGTTGATGGGACGGATGTTTGAGGAAGACTCGAAGTCGTAGTAGTTGTTTCTTGAACTGTCGTAGTAGTCGGGTTGGTGACAGGGACAGTCGTTGACGGGACAGTAGTAGTAGAGGTCGTCGTCGTTGTCGTGGATGAGGTTGTAGATACCCATTCACCCAAGCCTAATGTCAACCCTGTAATCGTGAGGTTCCCTGGTTGGCAGCATGAGTCAGTTGAGAACTGTCGGAACGCAAACACATCACCAGGCTGAACCTGAATCAACCCTGATCCGGTTGCGTTGTTCTGATTCGTCAGCTGTGTAATAACACCATTGAGAACAATCTGTGGAGGGTCATACCACCAACCATCATTCGTCTGATATTGCCATTCGAAACCGAGTTCATTAGTTCCCTCTGGGATGATGGCCTCAAGTTTCACCCAATGCGACTTCCCAGCACACGTACCACCATCAGCACCCGTCAGCCTGAACCCACCCTCAACCAACACAACCTGCCCACCCTCAACAGCAAGACAAGACTTCGAGAACTCCCAAACGCCATAAGCATCAGCGTTCGCTGAAGATGCTGTAACTAGGAAGCCAAGTAACGCAGGAACAAAAACTAGATAGCGGGAAGCTCTACCCAAACTTGATTTGCTTCGTCCCACAGATAATCTTTCCCATCCGCAGGGCGTTCAATCGGTGCTTGCCAATCATAGTTTGCATCAAGCGACCAAGAAGGAAACGGTTGAGGAACAACAAACACATCACCAACTTCATTGTATGAATAACCGATACCCGCATACTGTTTGCGAATGTTGTGATTGTAAGAAGTACGAACACACCTCTGACCTCGATAGTTCCCATACCATTCTTCAGGAGTCAAACCATCAATCAATTCTGATTCGTCTTTACCTGTAATAACTTCGGTGACAATGTTGTTGTCGTCAAGAAAAGCGTAATGTGCCATTAGACAGTCACCGTTCCTGTTCCAGCAGTAAATGTGTAAACACGAAACCCAGGACGACTGGCCGTTGAAACTGAATAAGTTAATCCACCGCCAATAGTTGTGAACGCTGGGAAGGAATCAGGGTAAGCAATAATCACAACGCCTGACCCACCAGCACCACCGTTGTTACCTCCTGCTTGACCTCCTCCACCACCACCACCAGTACCAGTATTTGCACCACCAGTTGCACCACCAGCACCACCAACATATGACTGAGATGCACCACCAACTGCCCGTGTTACCGAACTACCAGTAATTGATGATGACGAACCTGCACCACCTGACTTACCTGTACCAGCCACCGTTCCTGATGAACCTGCACCGCCAGCACCACCACCCGAACCACCATCATTACCTGTTCCACCTGACGCTGCTGCACCACCACCAGAGTTGCCTTGTGATGGTGAAGTGCTTGGAGTATTCCCTGCACCTCCACTTGCTGCACCACCTCCAGCAGAAGAACCACCACCACCAGAACCGCCAGATGCACCGTTATTTGGCCCGGCTGTATATGCAGGTGAAGTACCACCACCACCACCACCATTAGAAGTGATGGTAGAGAAAACTGAGTTTGATCCGCTTGGTGATGTTCCGCTATTGAATGCACCTGCTGCACCACCACCACCGACAGTCACCGTGAACGATGCTGGTACTAGAAAATCTGTACCTGTTCGATAACCACCTGCACCGCCAGCACCACCACCGAATGCAATAGTGCTACCCGATCCACCTCCACCACCGCCAGCAACAACTAGATATTCTGCAAGCAGTTCAGCTGCGCTTCCCACTCCTGCCAAGATTTGCATGGTGTTATGCGCTTACGTTGCCGACCATAATCCAAGCGTCGGTATCCCACTTGAGTACGGTACAAACAGCATATTGAGTTGAAAGTTTTAGTTTGCCACCGGCAGATCGAATTACAGCTGTACCACCTGCAACGAAGGTTGCTGTTCCGGTACCGAGCAACATGAAGTTGAGTTGGTCACCGATTGCGAATGCTGTTGTTGCGTTCGCTGGGATCGTGATGGTTTGTGCAGCTGAATTGTTGAGCGTAGTCAACTGACCCACCTGAGCGGTACCAGGTGTATAGGCCGTACCAGTCTGGGCGTTAACAGTTATCAGACTGTTTGACAATGCTGACATTGATGCTGCGGTGAGGGTATCACCAGGTGAGAATGTTGGACGTACTGCCATAATGCTCCTATGTTAGCCGATTGAAGTTTACGCTAAAGCCTTCGTCTCATCATCCAGTTCATCGGTGTCAAGGATGAAGTTGGTGTAGATGCGTGAAGGGTTGGGGTAGAGGGTGACGATGTGTCGGTCTGGGGTGATGTCATGGCTAATTCCTTCAAGTGCCATGACTTGTGTGACTGTTGATGGGGTTGAGTTGGGGAAGGATTTGGTGACCGATATCTGTGAGCCGATGTCAAGTGAGCTGATTGTGGTTCGTTGTGCATCGGTGAGACCGTTCATCACGACTTGGATGTTGCCGAACCAGAACGCAGGTACAGGACGAACCAGATATTCAGCGAGCAGGGCAGCATCTTCAAGGGTTGCTAGAAGGGTGATAACAACAGGTGTTTCTTGTACTCCATATTCTGCTACTGATTCAGAAACTATTCCTTGGGCATACTCAATCGTTGTGGCAAGTGTGCCTGCTGTTGGTGCTGGTGGGGCAATAGCGACGTTCACCACGTTCACGACTGAAGGGTTTAGTGGGGTGAACTGGTTAGGCCTTGAGGCGGTAGGGATAACGAATGAGTCTTCGAGTGTTCCGGCTGCACCGATGGTTTGATTAGATACTGCAAATGGCATCAGTTGCTCACAATGTCAAAGGTTGTGAATGGGATTGCTGTGCCACCTGTGTCGGAAAGCGATGCGTTTAGGGATTGCAGTTCGCCTATGAGGCGACGGTCAAAGTGGAAGTTTCCTGAACCGTCAACCCAAACTCGTCCTTGCTCCGAGTTGTTGATACGCAAAATGTATTCCAACACGGAAGCGGTTTCGTCTACAGGTGCGTTGCCTAGATTCGCTATACCAGTTGCCAGGACTCGTTGACCTGGTTTAGAGAACACACCCGCATTCGACAACACGGTATTGACACGGATGTCAGACCGTTCTGGTGTGGCTACAAAGTAGGTGGTCTTAGAGTTGTTCAAAGAAAACAACGCATCAGAACAGTTGATCGTGACTAGAGACCGATTCGGGTTCTCGATGCGCTGGTCATATTGGGTGATGATGCCGGTGAATAGATAGGTTCCGTTACGACTGATCCGCACACCAGAGTTCAACTCAAATCCCAACCGTCCCTTAGCCGTGTTCCAATAAGGCGAACCCTCATTCACCAGGCTGAACCTAAAGTCCCTGTCCTCAATTTGAATCACCGCTGTTGAAGGCTGACCGGTAGGGTCACGGAACCTGTTCTGCCTGCCACGATTTATAGAAACCTGCTTCACATAAGCAGTCACATCCTGCCAGTCAGTAGTTCCCTCCAACACATACACGCTTTGGTCAAGCACCCCAGCAACGGCATCATCCAAACGGAACGCATTAGTCGACGCACCATAATCCATCTCAACCGTATAGGTGCCACAGTTAGGAATCGCAACAGCCATCGTGTTACTTCGTTGTCACAGGAATCTTGCCGATACTCCGATTGTATTGTTGCAACGCCTCAACCACCTTCTGAGGCAAACCCTGCTCCGCAATCGCAGCATTGATATTGATCTGATAAGTATCATTCGGACGCAACGAGAACCCACCCCCAGCCGTCACCGGCACCTGACTCGACACCCCAGCCATCGGATTAGGCATCCCACCCAAAACCTTCGGATACTTCGCAATCAGATCAGCTGTCGCCTGCAACGATTTATTGAACTCATCCTGAGCATCCTTGGTTTGCTTGACCTGTTCTTCCCAAGCCTCAAACGCTGACACCTGAGCAGTAGTCGCCTCAGTAACATCAGCCAACGCCTCATCGTAAAGAATTGAACCAACCGTCGCACCAGAAATAGTTTCATTCAGCAACGTCTGCTGGTCATTCAACTCCTTAGTTGAATCAATCTGAGAATCAATTGCATCCTTCACCGACAACTTCGCCTCAGCCAGATTCAACTCTGCTCGACGAACATCCATCGGAGAAGACTCAGGGTCTTTACGAACATCAGCCAGATTCTTCTCAGCATCAGCCACCGAATAGATAGCCTCCTCAACCGCAAACGTCGCCCGCTCCTGCGCCCTCTGCGCCCTATCCAACTCCTTCTGCGCAGCAATAGCCTCCGGTGAACCAGCACCAAAGCCACGCTCAATCTGAGCCAACTTCGCCTTAGCGTTAGCCAGGTTCGTATTCGCATCAGTCAACGAAGCAAGCGACTTCTCCTCAGACTTACTCGCCTTATTCAACTTATCTTGCAAACGCCCAGACGCTTCAAGGCTCTTGTTGTATTCGGCTTTTTTCTCATTGACCGTCTTCAAAGTTTTAGCAAGTTTGCCTAAACCTTTATCGCCAGCCAACTCTTCAACTGAACCCTTGAAATTGGTTTGCATATTTATAGCGTCACGGGTACTGAACTTGTAATGATTGACAGCAGTTGACAAACCATCAAACTTCTTCATCAAAGGGTCAATAGGGATTTGTTCCTTCAATGATGCTTTCATGTCTTCCCATGCACCAGAGAAATCGTTATGCGCTGCTCGCCATGCAGCTCGAAGCAGATGAACGAATGGTGCTGTGACGTTGATGACTAAGGCAAATGCAACAGCAATACCTTTCAAGGTTGAGATGATTGCTTTACCGGCACCGCCAGATTCATACAGGAGTTGCTGGAAACCAGCCAACAATCCTTTCTGACCAATGACTTCGGTTATGCGCTGAATCGCTGGTGCCACGTTCTTAACCAAGAAGTCAGAGAATCGTTGCAGATATGGCAACAGGGCTGCGCCAATCGTCTCAACAATTTCACCGAACTGACCTTGCAAAATCTTTATCTGTCCACCGAACGTGTTAGCAGCAGTTTCCGCAGCACCGCCAAACTGGTCATTGAGTAGGCCAACAACCTTTTCAAAGTCCTTGGACTTCTTGATGTTGTCATCGAGTGGGATACCAAGTCTGGATAATGCTGTGAACTGTCCCTGGCTGGCCTTAGCCAATGCCAATGAAACAGACGCAAGGTCTTTACCTGTGGCAGCAGAAATATCTTGAGCAGTATTTAACAGGCCTTGAGATTGAGTGAGGTCACCTGTCGCTCGAACTAAAGTCCCCAGCGACGCACGAAGTTCTGTGTCAGAGGTTCCGGTGCGGAGTTGAGTGACCGATATGTACCGTTCAGCCGAAGCAGTCAACGCCTCATTAGCACCAAAGGTTTTCTCCAGCTGACGTTGCAACTCAGCCTGCGAAGCTTGGTCTTCCATCGCAGCCTTGACTGCCTTAGTCATCCCAACAGCAATAGCACCGAATGCTGCGGTAGCCCCAATCGCTAAAGCCCCAAACAACGGAGCAGTCTTAGAGACCTGATTCCCGAAACCCTTGATGTCACCGGATAGAAGTTTCAGCCCTGCTTTGGCTGCAGCGGTATCAGAAATAAACTTAACAACGAACGTCCGCTCACCAGCCATGCGACGATTCTACTCAATAACAGACAACCCATTCCGCAAAGCAACAAACTCATCAAGCATCGCAGAATACAAAGCCTTCCCTGTCAGGCCGTCCCAACGAGAAATATCTACAGGCGCATTCCACCAAGCCTCATCCAATACCTCTGAACCAGCACGACGCTGACGAGGTTGACGCACCTGCTTCGAGCGAGGCGACACAGGATTAATAACAGGTTCAACATCCAACTTGAACGATGAATCCAACAACACACCATGACCCTCATGGAACTCAAAAGGCTGATCGGGTGCGTGTTGAGGTAAATAGAAAATACGTGCAGGGTCTTTAGTTTGAGGGTCACCAACCAAACCGATACGGTCATGCAACTCCTGCCACACCACACGCCACAACGAAGCAGGCACCTTCTCCGCTAACGGCAAAACAAGGTGATAGTGAGGATCATCCAACCGATGCGAATAAGTCGAATACGCAAACCATTCAAAACCATCAAGCCGAGCATGGTCAAACGCTTCACCGTCCATGTCCACAACCAACGCCTCAACAAACCTGACATTACGGTTCCCTCTGGTAGTACCAGCGTCATACTCAACCGGAGACCACAACGACCCAGCCTGCTTGACAGAGTTCTCCTCATGCAACGACAACAGCTCTTTCAACTGCTCCCAAGACGAAGCCAACGGCTTTGGATAAATAGACTTCACATTCTTGAACAGAACTGCCATAACCCCTCCTACCTAGAGGGTACAGGAAACTCAGCCAAAGTCAAGAATCTTTTAGGGTATTCAAAACCTTCTGAATAGCGTCCAAATATTGAGTAGCGATATTGTTCTTTTCCTTACGGACAGTAGGCCAGAAGAAGTACGCCGAACGCCCACGATGGCGCAAGAACTGTTTCGTCCTAGGTCGTGCCTGTCCACCGAACTCGGCACCAAAGAACACATCACCTCTGGTGACTTTCCGCTTACGCTTGCGGTTCGGATTAGAAGCAGACACAAACCCAGACTTATGATCCAACTTCACCGTAGGAATACGGTCACTCCTAGCCCGCATACCCTTCATGACCTCAGTCGCCTGGCGAGAACGAGTCACAGTCGCAGCCTCAGCCTTAGCCTTATCAACCAACAACTGTGCGACGACCTGAGCTGCTTTACGCATCTCCCCGTCAAAGCGTTTATCAGCCTTAGAAGCATCACGCAAAAACTCGTAGATACCTTGTATCTGAATCGCATCATTACCACCAGTAATAGTGGCCTGACCTGCTCTACCAAAAACCGCCATACAGCAAGACTACTTGTTTAGATGAATTGCTCTCCAACGCAAATAAGCAAACATCGTGAACAACATTCGAGGATCTTCTGCCAGCAACACCGAAGGAGCGATACCTGTCTCAACAGACAGATACGCAATCATCCAATGGGCTGACTGATCTCCAAAGGGACGATCACAGCGTCAGCTTGGTTACCCAACTCCAATGCTTCAATCTCGTTAATCCATGAATCAAAATCTAAACCTGTGCGCTTCGTGCGATGTTCAGAATGCCAAGCCAAAAAACCTAAATCGGTGAGAGTTAGTTCGGCTTCAAACTTGGCAACGCTCTTACTGAACTTCTGTTCAAAGGCGATGAAGTCTGGGAACGCAGCAATAATTGTGCGCTTTGATTGATCCAATGACGACGTTACTTCTAACGCTATTTTCATTTTTCCTCCGCAGGGTTAAGGTTTAGTGAGAAAAGATTATGCGCCAGTACCGGTCTTAGTTACAGCACCATCAATTGGATAGGTGACCGATGCGGTAGCAAGATCGCCAACAGCACCAGCAACAGGAGTCCAAGTCAAAGGAAGCACATTGAATGCGTACTGTGGATTGCTTGAAGAAGCAGCACCAGTTCCGTTTGGCTTAACTGTCACAGGTACAGCAGTACCAGCGTTCCAAGCGTCGTAGAACAACTTCTCAATCGTT